AAGTTGCAGCTAGACCGTCAAAACCTTGAGGCCAGCTATGCTCAGAAGGGCGTTGAGATGGCTATGAAGAACCAGAAAGACCAGCAAGAACTCAAGCTGAAAGAGGCTGAGTTAGCTGTTAAGCAATTGCAGGCTGTATTGGCGATGGACATTGCTGACGAAGATAGCCGGACACGTCAAGCTGATATTGTTCTTAAAGCAATTAAAGAGATTGGGAACATTACACGATGAACAAAGCAGACTGGGCTAATAACCTGACACTTGATCCTAACTGGCAGGAATTGATGTCAGAGCTGAGATCGGTAGAGTTAGCTAAGTTTACTAATAGCGACTATCACGATGTAGAGGCTAGAGAGCAGGCTTACATTCGATTGAGAACGCTAGAGAGTATTACTGACTACTTGGAAGGCTTGAAGGCTCAGAAAGCCATTGACAAGAAGCGTTGGAAGATTCTGTAGTCTGACATGGCAGTTCCATGTAAAATTAAGGAAATAACAACATGAGCGAAACGACTAGCGCGACACCTGAATCAGGTAGCGGAGAGTTGACAGTAAACGAAGCGGCTAACGCTTTCATGGGTTTAATGGGTAGTGACGAAGGCTCCGACGAAGGACAACCAGAAGCACAGGCTCAATCCGATGAGGACGAAAGCGAAGAACCAGAGGAAGAATCTAGCGATGATTCTGAAGGTGAAGAACAAGAAGATAGCGAACAAGAAGAACAGGAACGTACCTACCGTGTGAAGGCTGCCGGTGAAGAAAAGGACGTTACCCTCGACGAGCTTGTTAAGAATTATCAACTTGGCGCTGACTATACAAAAAAATCGCAGGCTGTAGCTGAAGAACGCAAGGTTGTTCAGGCCGAATACCAGGCGATTCAAGAGGCGAAGCAACTGAGAGATCAGTATGCACAGCGACTCCAGGTGATTGAGCAGATGCTTTCACGTGGGGAAGAACCAGAGAATCTTGACTACTTGAAGGAGACCGATCCAATCGGTTACGCCGTTAAGGTAGCGGAACTCTCACAAAAGGAAAAACAAATTGCTCAGGTACGTGCAGAACAAGCACGAATCAATGCCCAGCAAGAGCAAGATAGGCAGCAGTGGATGTCTAACTTAGTCCGGCAGGAATCGGAAAAGTTAGCAACAGCGCTACCTGATTATGTTGATCCTGAAAAGGGTGAGTCACTGAGAAAGTCAGTGCGCTCATACGGTAAAGAGTTAGGGTTTTCAGATGAGGAATTGGCAAGCGTTGTTGATTCTCGTCACGTTATTACGTTATACAAGGCTATGCAGTACGACAAGCTACAAGCGTCGAAGCCTGCTATCAATAAGAAACTAGCTGAAGCACCGAAGGTTATGAAGTCGGGAGTCTCGCAGTCTCGCGATACCAATAACGAGCAGTATAAGAAACAGAAAGCTAAAGCTAGGTCTACCGGAAGGGTAGCTGACGCTGCGGCACTATTTGAACGATTTATTTAAAGGAAATTATCATGCCTACATATCAAACATTTACCGCTATCGGTATGCGCGAGGACTTGTCCGACATCATCTATAACATCTCGCCTACTGAGACCCCAATCATGTCGTCGATTGGTCGCACCAAAGCTACCGCTGTTTATCATGAGTGGCAGACTGACTCGCTGGCTGCTGCTACCACTGCTAATGCAGCAGTCGAGGGTGCAGATGCAACGTCTGCAACGATGGCTCCTACGACCCGCGTTGGTAACTATACGCAGATCGTGCAAAAGACTGTCCAAGTTTCCGGCACTCTGGAGACTGTCAACAAAGCAGGCCGTAAGTCTGAAAAGGCTTATCAACTGTCGAAGGCTTCGCAAGAACTGAAGCGTGATCTGGAAACCATCATCACTGCTAACCAAGGCAAGTCGGCTGGTACGTCTACGGTTGCTCGCACCATGGGTTCGCTGCTGTCGTGGATCAAGTCTAACTCGTCGCAAGGTAGTGGCGGTTCGGCTCCTTTGGTATCAGGTACTTCGACCCGTACTGATGGTACGCAGCGTACTGCTACTGAAGCACTGCTCAAGACTGTTATCGCTTCGATCTTTGACGCGGGTGGCAATCCTAAAGCTGTGTTCGTTGGCTCGGCTGGTAAGCAGAAGATGTCTACGTTTGCAGGTATCGCTGTCAACCGTTATCAGATCACCAAGCCTGAAGCTGGCGTGATTATCGGTGCTGCTGACATTTATCAGTCGGACTTCGGTCAACTGTCTATCGTGCCTGATCGTTTCATGCGTACCCGCGATATGCTGATCCTTGATCCTGAGTACGCTGCTATGGCTTTCCTGCGCCCATTCATGACGAATGAACTGGCTAAGGCTGGCGATAGCGACAAGACTCAGATTCTTGCTGAAGTCACGCTGGAAGTGAAGAACGAGGCTGCTCACGGTATCGTGGCTGACTTGGACTTCTCGCTGTAATGAAACTAGCCCCTGACTTCGGTTGGGGGCTTTTTATAAAGACCAATGACAAACTTTAGACATCAAAAAGTTCATGCAGATGGTGATGGCGGTATTATCATCGAGACTAACCAAGACATTAGCGATATTCTCGCTAGGAACAAGGTACTCCAAGAGGTAGATAAGGCTAGGACAGGCGCAACAGATGACTTGCATTTGATTGGTTCCATACCGTTTACAGCGATTGATAAGCTAAACGAGATGGGGATTATGCGAGGATTTGCGATTATGGATGACAAGGCATTTAGAAGTTGGCTTAATCATCCTGACCAAGCTGGTTTAAAAATCTATCGGGGGACTGTATGAGAGTTGGCGTTTGTGTACCATGTCGTGACGAAGTACACACAGGTTTTGCGTTTGATTTTGCCCGTATGTGCGCCCATGATGCTTCAGTTAGGTGCAAGGACGGTAAGGGCGGTTTAAGCCTTTATACGATGCCTGGCACGTTGATATTTGACCAGCGTGAAAAGTTGGCGCAGGTGGCTTTAAAAGAGGGTTGTGACGCTGTTCTGTTTATTGATAGCGACATGAGGTTCCCACATGATTTGATTACGATTATGTTGAGCCGAGAGGTTGACATAGTTGGTGTGAACGCAGTGACAAGACGTAGACCATCATTCCCTACCGCTAAGTTATTGGTTAAGAGTGAAGATGAGAAGGGTATCCGACATCATTGGTCTAATGTTGATTCACGCGGCAAAGAAGGTATTGAGGTCGTTACTGCTGTTGGATTTGGTGCGGTACTGATCCGTAAGAAAGTATTTGAAACACTGACAGCGCCGTGGTTTGACGCTGGATGGGGGCCAACAGGCGTTGTGGGTGAAGATGTGTTCTTCTGTGTAAAGGCTGGCGATGCAGGTATTGATACCTATGTTGACCATGAGCTTTCAATGCACATTAAACACATTGGCACACATGAATATAGTTGGGATGACGTGGATGATAAAGCCTTGAGGGGCGATAATGGCACTAACTAGCTATTCTGACTTAACTAGCACCATCTCCAGCTATCTAGCTCGCAGTGACTTAGATAGCATTATCCCCACGTTTATCTCTTTGGCAGAGCAGCGCCTACGTAGAGAGTTGCGTATTCGGCAAATGCTAGTGATTGCCCAGGCTACTACTACAGGCGGCGATTCTACTGTCGGCTTGCCTAGTGATTACTTAGAGATGCGCGATATTCATATTGCTGCTAATCCTAATGGCACGCTTGTTTACGATACGCCTAACCTGTTTTATAAAAAAACTATCTCAACAGAATCAGGCCAGCCTAAGCGTTACACGGTACTAGCTTCTGAGTTGCAATTGGGGCCAATCCCTGACGGTGCTTATGTCTTGCAAATGCTGTACTACGCACAACCTGCTTTTCTAAGCTCTGTGAATCCTAGCAATGTCTTTATGGCTAACTGTCCTGACGCTTTGCTCTATGCTGCGTTAGGCGAGGCAGAACCGTATCTAATGAATGATGTGCGACTACAGACATGGGGTACGTTGTACGAGAGAGCTATTGCAGCTATTAACGTCGCAGATGATTCTGGTGAGTATAGCGGTCAACCCATGTCCATGTCTTTTAACTAGGGATTATTATGGCTGAGATGTCTAACTATCTGGAAAATGCGCTCATCAACGGAACACTGCGAAACACAGCGTACACACCAGTAGCAACTGTTTACGTTGGTTTATATACCAGCGACCCGACTGACGCTAACACTGGCACAGAAGTATCAGGTGCATCGTATGCGCGAGTATCTGCTACCTTTGGCGCTCCTAGTGGTGGTGCATCAAGCAATACGGCAGCTATTGAGTTTGCCCAGGCTACTACTGAGTGGGGTACTGTTGGCTGGATTGGTATCTTGGATGCGTCAACATCAGGAAACCTTCTTTACCATTCACCATTGGACGCTGCAAAGCTAATCGAGATTGGCGATGTATTTAAGATTGGTATCGGCAACCTTACAGTTACGTTTGCATAATGGCTGACATCTGCGGCCCATTCACGCTTGAGGACTTAGACCAATTTGGTACGCTTGATAGCTTGCCATTTTCTCTAGATAGTAGCGTATGGGAAAGCACTACTACTTGCATTATGTTTTTTGCAAGCGACATTAGCAATACTGCTACTGTTACGGCTTTGGGCGGCATGAATGTTGATGGCTCTGGCAGCATAGAGGCAAACGCTACGGTGTCGGCTAACTCTTTAAGAATACGGAATGGCGTTGCAGATGTTGATGCGATTAGCTCGATCATCATCAAGGGCTATATCTATGGCGAAGAATGGGCAGACGTAACAGAAGATTCAAATGTTTGGAGTATTGTTTCTGCTAATAGCAATACATGGACTAACGTACCTGCTGGAACTAATACATGGCTAAGACAAAACTAGCATTTGGTGAGTGGCTGCCAGACCAGCCTGGCATTACAGGTGCGTTGACTGACGCTAATAACTGTATTCCTGTGGCTACTGGCTACGCTCCGTTAGGTGCTGAAGCAGAATATAGTACTGCTGCTGGTCAAACTCTTGTGACTACCTTTGCCGGTAAGTTTGCTGGATTGTCTACGTTGTTTGCTGGTGGCGCTACCAATCTGTTTAAGTATGATAGTGGTGATAGAGGTCTTGATGCTTTAACAACCACAGGCTACTCAACCACTTTGTTTTGGGATGTTACGCAGTTTGGCTCTGAGATGATTGTAGCTAATGGAATTGAGAAGCTACAGGCTTATACATTAAATGCTATGAGCGAGACATTTAGTAACTTATCTGCTGACGCTCCTACTGCTAAGTATGTAACGGTAGTGCGAGACTTTGTAGTGGCGGCTAATGTTATAACTGAAGAAAACAAGGTTTACTGGTCTGACATTAACGACGAGACTAACTGGACACCTAGCGCAACAAGCCAGGCTGACAGTCAAGTAATCGCAGATGGCGGTGACATTAAAGGTTTAACGGGTGGTGAGTATGGATTAGTGCTGCTTGAAAAAGCCATCTTCCGTATGTCCTATATAGGTAGCCCGTTGTTTTTCCAATTTGACGCTCTTTCGCGCAGTTTAGGCTGTATTTCTAGCGGTAGTGTGACTCAATACAACGGTTTGACGTACTTTTTAGCCACAGATGGCTTCTATGTGTGCGATGGTCAGACGGTTAAGTCGATTAGCGCAGGGAAGATAGACCGTTGGTTCTTTGACATTGCTAATACAGGTCAACTTGACCAAATGTCTAGCACTGTTGACCCAGTTAAACGGTTAATTGTCTGGTCATTCAAGGATAATTTCGCTAATACCAATGTTTTAATCTATAGCATTGACTTCGGTAAGTGGTCGCATGGTGATACTACTGCTGACGCTATCTCTATCGTCATTACTCCCGCGGTAACTCTTGAAGGCTTAGACCTTTTCAGCTCCAGCATTGATGCTTTGACTGTATCGTTGGATGATCGTCAATGGGATGGCGGTCAATCGTTGTTTGCTGGTGTGCAAGGGCAAAAGATTATTACGTTTGGCGGCACTAACAAGCAATGCTCTATTGTTACTAACGATATTGATAACGGTAGGTCTGTGATTACCGCTGTTAGACCGATTATTGACAATGGAACGGCTGACATCTCAATCTGCAATAGAAACCTGCTAGGAGACCCTATTGCCTTCACCACTGCTGTTAGTACGGATAGCGAAGGAAAAGCCTCTATGCGCGTTCCTGGTCGTTATATGAGGGTAAAGGCATCACCTGTTGGTAATGCGTGGGATACCGCTGTAGGTATGGAAGTTGATATTGTTACGCAAGGTCTGAGATGACACAGTTTCGTACATTACCGCCGTTTGGTGGAGATCAGCGAGCTGTCGCAGAGGTGGTGCGTGGCATCATGGATGGCAAGACTAATAATGTTGGTTACTTTACAACTGCTACAACTGCTACAACTACTACGTTAAACAATGAGCGCATAGGTTATGACTCTGCCATTATATTTACTCCAATGAACGATAAGGCAGCTCAAGAAATGGCTAAATTATGGGTAGGCACACGATCTCAAGGTAGTGCAATTATTAATCACCAAAGCAATGCCCATGTTTGTGAATTTATGTACATCATTGTTGGCTAATGGAAACTAAATACATTACTCCGCAAGAGTTAAGGTCGTGGTGGCCTTCCGTTAGACCAGGACTAGAGAATGTTAAGACGAAAAGCCCTGAAGATTGGATTGTTGAGGATGTATATGTAGATTGCTATAACGGCAGATCGATGCTTTGGGCGTTGATTGATAACAGTAGAGTTATAGGTTATTGGGTATTGCAGCCAGATGGCAATAAATTGCACGTTTGGGCTGGTTGGTCGTTAGAAAATAGACATGATAACCTTGAAAATGGATTAAAATACATAAAAGAGGTTGCGCGTCAAGGTGGAGCGAAATACATAACATTTTCTAGTCATCGAAAAGGCTGGATTAAGAGGGCAAAGAGTCTTGGATTTAGCCCTAGAACATGGATAAGTGAGGTTTGATATGGCTGGTGGATCACAAGGTTCTACATTTACTCCTACTGAGACAACTCTTGATCCTACGCTGCGTCCTTACGTTGACACGGCGCTGAGTGAGGCAGAGAGACTCCGACAAGCTGGTGGCCCTGCTTACTATGGTGGTGAAACCTACGTTAAGCCTAGCGCACAAACGCAGACAGCGTTGTTTCTAGCGCAGCAACGCGCAGGTCAAGGTAGCCCATTACTCAAAGGCGCTCAAAGCACTGTACAAGGTCTAATGGGTACTCAAAGCCCATATGAATCACAGTATGCTAGTAGGGCTGGTCAGACTAGCCAATACGGTTCAGCATTTGATGCTTTAGCTGGTCAAACTAGCAAGTATGGCTCTGTGTTTGATCAGATTGGTCAGGCTGAAAGCCCGTATCAGCAGCAATTCTCAAACATGGCTCAAAACGCCTACGTTGATCCTAATCAATCCTTTTATCAAGGGATGCGTGGCGGTGCAATGCAGAATGAGGCATTAGCTGGCACTCGCGCAACGTCACAAGGCGCTTATCTTGGCGGTAGTCCGTACCTTGAAGGTGCATTAGGCCAGGCTAACCGTTTAACGGCAGAATCGTTGCAAGAAGGCATCCGTGGTCTGCAAAGCAAGACATCATTAGCAGGTCGCTATGGCTCTGGTGCAGAGCAACAATTGGCTGGCAAGATGACTGACTCTGCGGCTCGTGCTTTGGCTGAACAGAATCAACAAGCCTACCTGCAAAACTACCAACAAGAGCGTGGTCTGCAAGAACAAGCACTGCAATCTCTCGGCGGTCTATCGCAACAAAGCTTTGTCAATCAACTCACAGGCGCTCAAGGTCTTGGTACTGCGGCACAGCAAGCCTACGCTAACCAGATGGGTGCTACACAAGCGGCTCAAGGTGTTTACGGTGCTGATCTTGCTAATCGCATGGCTGCGGCTCAAGCAGGTCAAAACGTGTACCAGCAAGACTTTGCAAACCAAATGGGTGCAACTCAAGCAGGTCAGAATGTGTACCAGAGCGACTATGCTAATCAAATGGCTGCACTGGCTGGCGCTCAAGGCGTAAGAGGCGAAGATATAGCTACACGTATGCAAGCTGCTGGCATGGCTCCTGGCCTTGCTGCTGCTGACTATGCTGATCTTGATAGATTGATGGCTGTTGGTCAGGCTCAAGAAGGCTACACAGCGGCTCAACAGGCTGCTGATAAAGCTCGCTACGATTACACAGCGCAGTTACCGTATCAAACGTTGCAAAACTATGGTGCATTTATTACTGGCTTACCGCGTGGTGGTATCACTAAAGAATACGTTGCTCCACAAACAGAAGCAGAAAAAGCTGCTGCTGCTGCTCAAAATACAGATATGCAAGGCCGTAGCTACTCAGATTACATTCGCAAATAAGGAATATTATGGCTGATCCAATTACACTAGCTGCTGTCGGTTCTGCAATGAGCGCTCCTGCTGCCGTTGCTGCTGCGACTCCTTTCACTATGGGTGCTATGGGTGCTGCTGGTGCTGCGGGTGCTGCTGGCGCTACTACTGCGGCTATGGGTGCTGGCGCTGGTGCGCTTGGAACTATGGGAGCAATTGGTGCTAATCCACTAATTACAGCAGGAACTAATGCTGCACTAGCTGGAAATAGTTTGCTAGGCGCAGCTGGTAATGCTGCTGCTAATCAGGCTGCAACAATTATTCCTACTCAAGCGTTCCCTGCTGCTTTGTCATCAGCTAATCCTGCATTTGTTGGGCCACAGACATTTATGGGGCCACAAGCGCCTACATTTATGCAGTCTGCTATTAATACAGGGCAAAACATTCAAGGATTGATGTCTGAGAATCCTGCATTAACTAGCGTGGCTAAACAAGCTGCTGGTGGGATGATGCAGCCACCACCACCACCACAAGTATTGCAAGCACCACCAATTCAAAGCGGTCAATTCGCTCCTGTAGACTTTATGAGCTTACTTAGCCAAAAGCCACCACAGATGCAGCGTCGCACTTCATTGTTAGGATAATTATGGCAACTCAACAAGAACTTGATGAGCTTTACAATGCTTTCCCATCGTCAAAGCCTACAGGGTTGACTGGATTTGCTCAGAATATCTTTGGCGCGGTTCCTACTTACTACGAGGGATTGCTTGGCCCTGCTGAGACACAAGCACTGCAAAAGAGATCAACTAATCAAGGCTTGTTAGGCGCTGCTATCGGCTTACTAGGCGGCATGGGTACTCGTGGCACTACTGCTGCACAAAACATTGCTGGCGCTCTTGGTAGTGGTATGCAAGCCTCACAGGGTGCTATTCAGCAAGGTCTGACTAACTATCAGATGCAGCAACAATTAGCACAAACTAAGATTGCTCAAGATCAAGCTGCATCATTACGTGCTGACGTTGCTAAAGTTATGCAAATGCCAGAGGTACGGAATAATCCTGCGCTGATTGCTTCCTTGCGTGCTGATCCTGCTAAGACTTTGGCATGGATTAACGAGAACATGGCTGTTAGCCAAGCATATCAACCACAAGCTCCACAACAACAACAACCAAGCGCAGAAACGTCTATGGTTGAGCCTCCACCGTCAGCTGGAATGTTGCCACCTGTAGAAGTAACGGCAACAAGGTCTAAAGCAGAAACAGAGATAAATAGACTATATACAGCTAATCAGCGTCTTACTGGATTGCCAGGCAAGACTGCACAAGATGCTATTAAGAGCAACCTAGATCAAATTGCTGCACTTGAAAAGCAATTGATGAAAGAGAACGTATCTACCTTTGACTTCAATAGCATCAAAGGTACGGTATCTCCTGATCTATTGTCGCAAGTTAATAACTTACAGCGTCTTGCTGAAACAGGTCAGATTACTACAAAAGACTTGCAAGATGGTCTCAAAGAGATTCAAAAAGCTGATTTTGATTTTAAGAATAATCAGCGTGATTACAACAAAGAGGCTGTGCGAGTCGCTGGCGCTATGTTCCCAGGCGTTGCTATTAGCTCGCTTAATGCTCAGCAACTTAATCAACTGCAAAATAGACTTGATACGCTTGACATTGCTAAACGTAGAGCAGGTGCTACTACAATCAATATGCCTAGCGAATCAGAGCGTACTGCTGGATACTTAATAAGCCGCGCTCAAAATTCAGCGAATCAATTACAGGCTGCAATCGGAAAAACTCCTAGCGCAGCATCACCTGATTTTGCTGCTGAATTAATTAAAAATGTAACTGGCTCAGATTATCTTAAAAATTTAGCAAACCCTGAAGCACGTCAACAAGTTGAAGCAGCGCAACTTGATATGTTAGATGCTTTTTTAACACTTGGAACTGGTGCGGCTTATACAAGAGAGCAACTAGAGGGTTATAGAAAATCTTATTTCCCGCAATTGAATGACAAACCAAAAACAATTGCAGACAAAGCTCAACGACTTAAAAACTTAATTGACGCTGGAATGATTAAAGCAGGTAGAGCAGCGCCAACAACAATTCCTCAGATTGATCCTTATGCTGCTGCAGTACAAGAGCTTGAACGTAGAAAGGGCCAGTAATGGATTTATCTAAAATATCTAGTAAAGACCTAGAGTATATAAAGGCTAACAAGTTAGATAAGGTATCTACTGCTGGCCTTCAAGCCTTTGTAGAAGCTACAGGTGGGTCTAATGCTCCGCAAGCGTCTGTAGTGGCTCCTGTTGAGTATTCTCCAATGGCTGAAGCTGCTCGATCTGCTGCTGGCGGTGCTACGTTTCAGTTTGCCGATGAGTTAGAGGCTGCATTGCGTACAGGTTCAATTAGTAGCGCGGAATACACAAAGCTACGCGATCAACTTAGAGGCCAACAGGGTCAGTTTAAACAAGACTATCCAAAGACTGCTATCGGTACTGAATTAGCCGGTGGTTTGGCTATGCCTGTAGGTGCAGCATTAAAGCCTGTGACTCGTGGTGCTGGATTGGTTGGAGATGTTGCACTTGGTACTGGTATGGGCGCATTAACTGGCGCAGGTATGGCTAAAGAGCAAGCTGACATCCCAGGACAAGCTGTCGTAGGTGGCTTGTTTGGTGGCGGTGTAACTGCTGGCCTAAGTGGTGCAGGTAGGTTGCTTGCGCCTAATATTCGTCCTGAAGCTGCTGCATTACGTCAACAAGGTATTCCATTAACGCCTGGCGCTGCGTTTGGTGGTCGTATCCAGCAAGTCGAGCAAGCTGCTGAAAGTCTGCCTATTATTGGTCGCGTGGTAAGTGGTGCGCGTGAGCAGCAATACGAAAAGTTTAATACTGCTGCATACAACAAGGTTCTTAGAAACCTTAATCCTACTTTGAAAGTGCCTGATAACGCAGTAGGTAGAGATGCCTACCGTTTCGTTGAGGATGCTATTGGAGCGCAGTATCAGGCTGTAGTACCAAAGCTACGCATTGAGTATAGTCCGCGTGTAGATCAGGCATTTGAGGCTGTTAAGAATCGCTATGCAAAAGGCAAACTGCCACCTAGCCTACAGAAAGAATTTGCTGGTTATGTTGATGCGTTAAAGTCTGACTTCAGTGCTAATCAGGTATTGCCAGGCACTAGAGCGCAAGCTATTAAGCAAGATTTAGGTGAGATGGCTAATTCTTATTCTACGGCTCAAGGGTCTGAGAGACTGTTAGCTAATGCTTATCGTGATCTTCAGGGTTTATACATGAACCTAATGAAGAATCAAAACCCTAAGTATGCTAAAGACTTAAACAAGGCAGACACGGCATTTAAAGACTTTGTTCGTGTACAGACTGCAATGGCAAAGACTCGTGGCGAAGAAGGTATATTTACTCCGGCTCAGTTAGAGGCTGCTGTACGTCAAACTGATAGGTCTGCACGTAAAGGTGCATTTGCTCGTGGTGCTGCGCCTATGCAAAAGTTATCAGGTACGGCTACGTCAGTCTTAGGCTCAAAGGTTCCTGATAGCGGTACGGCTGCGCGTGGAATGACAGGTGCGCTATTAACAGGCGGTGCTACTTATGTCGATCCAATGATGGGTGCATTAACAGGATTAGCTACACTGCCATATTATAAATACGGTGAGAAAGCCATGTTTGCACCAAGAAACGAAACATTTGCTGAAGCTGTACAAAGAGCTAGAAGTGCGTCACCATTTGCAGTGCCTGGGCTACTAGGCTTGACTCAATAGGATTAAATCATGGCAAAGACAAAGATTAGTGAATTCGACACAAACCCTGCGTTAAATACTGACATTGACAGTATTAACATTGCAGAGGGATGCGCTCCTAGTGGCATTAACAACGCTATCCGTGAGCTTATGTCGCAGCTCAAGAATCAGCAAGACGGTAGCTCATTAGATACGTTTACTGTTGGCAATACGCTAACTGTTAATGCTGCTAACTCGCTGCGATTAGCTGATACTGATTCATCGCACTTTGTAGGCTTAAAGTCTCCTGGTACTGTATCGACTAGCTACACGCTGACGCTGCCTACTGCTGACGGAACTAGCGGTCAAGCAATCAAAACCGATGCTGCTGGTGCATTGTCTTTTGGGACATTTGGCTATATCAACATTCCTCAGTCTGGCTCTGCTAAGACCACAAGCTATACCTTGCTAGTTGGTGACGTTGGCGAGCTTATAAACGTAGGAACAGGTGGCTCAATCGTTGTTCCTGACGCTACGTTTGCTGCTGGCGATGTTGTTATTATCTTTAACAATACGGCAAGTTCTATTACAATGACGATGACGATCACAAACGCCTATATTGCTGGTACGGATACAGATAAGGCTACAATTGATGTGGCTACTCGCGGTGTGGCTAACATCCTGTTTGTTACAGGTACGACCTGTGTAGTTACTGGAAACGTGAGCTAAACAATGGCATTAGTCCTCAAAGACCGAGTTAAGACCACGACCACAACAACTGGTACGGGTACAGTTACGCTTGGCTCCGCTGCGGCTGGTTATCAGAGTTTCTCTGTCATTGGCGACGGTCAGCAGACTTACTATGTGATCTCTGACGGAACTAACTGGGAAACCGGAACTGGGACGTACACGGCTTCTGGCACTACTCTCTCGCGTACACAGGTCTTTGAGTCTAGCAATGGCGATGCCCTAGTAGATTTCCCCGCTGGCGTTAAGGATGTGATCGTAGGCTATCCATCAACGGCTACAGCAGGTGGTGTGCCTAACTGTGATAACAGCAGCATAGGTACTGATTTATCAGGCTGGTCTGCGTTTCAGGCTGCGCTACAGAGTGGGGTGACAGGCGGTACTCTGTTTGGGAATAATAATACTAATGGCATTGTTAGTACTTATTCTTTGGTTTATACAGCGATTGCTGCTTATCAAGGCGGTGTGTTAGCCCCTAACGGAGACATCCATTTTGTACCCGGAAGCACCACTAACAGAGGCCAAAAAATATCAGCCGCTGGTGTGGTATCTACCTATTCTTTAGTTTATACAGCAGGTAGTTATGTTGGTGGCGTTCTTGCCCCAAATGGAGATATACATTTTATTTTAGCTAATGGAAATAGAGGGCAAAAAATATCTGTTGATGGTGTTGTGAGTACATATTCTTTGGTGTACACAATTGGCAATTGCTATCAAGGTGGTGTATTAGCACCTAATGGAGATATTCATTTTGTACCGTCTGATGCTGTAGTTGGACAAAAAGTATCATCTTCAGGTGTTATATCTACTTATTCATTAGTTTATACAGCAAGCGGCGCGTATTCTGGGGGCGTATTGGCTCCTAACGGAGATATACATTTTATTCCATCACAAGCAAACAGGGGGCAAAAAGTATCTGCTGCTGGCGTTGTATCTACGTATTCTTTAGTTCATACGGAGAGTAGTGCTTATAGAGGTGGTGTACTCGCCCCAAATGGTGACATTCATTTTGTACCATCGGTTGCTATTGTTGGTCAAAAAATCTCTGCTGCTGGTGTTGTTAGCACGTATTCTTTAGTTTATACAGGGGTGGGTTATAAAGGTGGCGTACTTGCCCCAAATGGTGACATTCATTTTGTACCGTCTGATGCCGTTAGAGGTCAAAAAATATCTTCTACTGGAGTTGTGTCTACCTACTCTTTAGTTTATACGGCTAATACTGCGTATAGCGGCGGTGTTTTGGCGCCTAACGGGGACATTCACTTCATCCCAAATAATGCCGTAAGAGGCCAGAAAATCTCCACAAATCCCGGTCAGCCATTAGGCCTCGGCGTATGTCTGAGTTCATTCCTTAATAAATTCTAATCATGACATTCGTTATCCGTGATCGCATATTAGTAACCAGCACCACTACAGGCACAGGTACGTTTACACTGGGCGCGGCTACTGCTGGCTATCAGGACTTCTCTAGCATAGGTGACGGTAACACTACTTACTACACGATCACTAACGGTACTGATTGGGAAGTAGGCATTGGCACGTATGCTACTAGCGGCACAACCCTAGCCCGTACACAGGTTCTATCCTCAAGTAACAGCAATGCGTTGGTTAATTGGGGCGCAGGGTCTAAGAACGTCTATGTGCCACAGCCAGCTATCAATACACAAGGCACAGCGCCTACAGGTGACAACTCGTCTATCGGTACAGATCAGGTAGCGTTTAACAACTTCCAGAAGAACATACAGGCTAGTGTAAACGGTGGTGTGACGTTTAATAACAATGGCGTGGCGGGAATTGTTAGTACGTATTCGCTGATTAATTCAGCCGGAAGTCAATATGTTGGCGGCGTTCTTGCTCCCAACGGCGATATACACTTTATTCCTTATAGTGCAGTTAGAGGGCAAAAAATAAATACAAATACTGGTGTTGTATCTACGTATTCTTTAGTTTATACAGACGCTGGTACTGCAACATTTAGCGGCGGCGTTCTTGCTTCTAACGGGGACATCCATTTTGTTCCTTCTAATGCTGACAGAGGACAAAAAATAAATGCCTCTGGAGTTGTTAGTACATATTCTTTAATAATAACTGGTTTTTCTACAGGATATAGAGGTGGTGTTTTAGCCCCTAATGGTGACGTGCATTTTGTTCCTTATAATGCAACTAAAGGACAAAAAGTATCAGTGGCAGGAGTTGTTAGTACCTATTCTCTTGTAAACACAGCAGGTACATATTACGGCGGTGTTTTAGCCCCTAATGGGGA